AACGTCTTTAACTATGCCACCTTGTACACACGCACAACGTCTGCAACCTTCTTGTTTAAAGCCTAGCTTCAAGCAATAATTCTTTGCTTCCTCTAAGCCTTCAATAACATAAGCAGTAACACGCAACACAACTGAATGTGAAAAAGCCCATGCAATACAGGCTAATCCAAGTTCACGTGATTGTTTAACTGATGATTTTTTAAGCAATGCGTGAAGTTCTAATTCAACTGCACTCTGTTTAATAACCATAAATGCGCCAGCAAAGGTTTTACCTATCCATGCAGACAAGTAAGTAACATTAGGGTGGATGATGGGTGCGGCAGGTCGGTGATCGTGACCAATCTTATTGATATAAGGGTCAGCATACACTTCCAGCAAATGCTCGTCTGTAATTGATTCTGTAACAGATACTAGCATCATGTCTCCTAATAGGGCATTGGGAGCTGCTGGTTGCTCAATAAACTCAGCGCACTTATTTTCTCACACTGACGCATTTTGTCAATCATCCTCTTTTTCTTCCCACGCCTGGCACACTCGCATATCATTGCAGATGAAGTTTAGCTTTTCACAATGACCTCTAAAGCCATAACCCTCGTCATAGCCAGCCATTGGTATGCGTTCAATCTTAACCTGCGTCATTACGCTATTGTCATAATACTCACAGTTAGAGCAGTGCTTACGTCTAGCATCTTTTTCATCGCATTGCATAGCTTCAGCTAAAGCAGCATAAAAATCTTTATTCTCGCTTGGATCATTGCTTGGAATTTCAGGGCCATAGTTCCAATCCTGCACTGCAATAGCAAAGTTCTTTTTATTCTCTGCGGTGGTTACAAACTCCTCCTCAGTAGGCAAGCCCATAAAACCTTTAGGCATCATTAAAAAATCTTTCATGTTAACTCCTTAAGTAATCTCTCTGCCAGACGATCTAATCGTTAAAGCAGTGGCAGTGCCAGTTGTTGAAATAAATCCACCAGTAGCCAATACTTGACCAACTAGCTCTGGGAATGTGTAAGTTTCATCTGGTGCAATGGCTCTGCTATCCACGATCAGGTTAGTAGCACCAGCAGTGCCACCAGAGGTCACCAGATTGACGCTAATCAATGCGTTTGATGCTGTGGTATTAGTCGCTGTAAACTTATCAATGATGGCTGTGCAGTTAGTCGCAGTATATTGCGTTGTCTGTGCAGCTTCCATTTGTTTAGAGCCAATGAGTGGTTTTGCTATTACTGCCATTTTGTATCTCCTTAAACCGCTTCTGCGCCACTAGCGGTAATAGTTAAACCACCTGCAGCCGCTTGTATTTGAATTGTATCACCAGCGTTCATTACTTGTATTCCATCATATTGTAAAGCATTATTATTTGGGACTGATATGTCATATAAAAATGCGTTAGCCGTTCCTGCTGCACCTGCTGATGGCACTAAGAACACTCTCACATTAATGGCAGCAGCAGTCGTATTAGCAATGCTTAGTTCTTTAAGCAATGTACGTGTGGCTGCTGGTACAGTATAAAGCGTTGTAACGCCTACGGTGGTGGCAGCTTGCCCTAGTTTGGTCGGGGTTATTACATCGAAAGCCATGTTAGCACCTGATTTGATCGCACTCTGGCGGTTTGGTTTGCATACGGTAATATCCCATTAACATCATGTGATAATTCTACATTATTTCGTATTGGTGCTAATGCTAACATCTCTAAGGTATTTGAAATGCGACTATAAGCATCTAAAGCCTGTACTGCTTTATTGTCACCATTAACAGCAGTATCTTGAGCTAATCTTATTATTTGCGCTAATGCCTCATTTGCTGATGCGTTTGCAATACCAGCCTCAATGCTAATTCCAGTTGTATCTGGGCTTGTCTGAATTTCGTCAACAATAGCAAACAATCTTTCAAACTGTTTTATTTGCTCAAAGTCTTGTAAAAAACTAGCAAGCTGATCACGTGTTAAACTTAGTTTTTGCGCAGCCATATCAATACGCCAGTGGCTCTAGTTGCGCTTCAAGTCTAACAAATGATATATGGGCATCGCTGTCACCGTTAAAGCGTTGTATGCGCCAGTTTCTCATGTGGCCTTGCTGAAACCATGTTATGCGTTTGTTAGTGTTTCCTATCGTGCCAACACGTATGGCTTTGTTTTGACTAAAAGATATACCATCAGTTGAATAGCTAGTCGTTATCATTGGGTTTGTTCCTAATGCAACACTACCGGTCAAAGTAACTAATTCTAATTGATTAAATATCGCACCACGACCTTCGTTATAAACAATCAGTGTGCCAAACTCCCATCTAACAGTTTCACCCCAATGTGTGCCAATAGTGTCCACCAAATAACCAATGCTGCTTGATTGTGGATCGCCCACTAGCCACTTGTCATAAGCCCAGACTAAGTTTCTTGCTCTATACTGACTGAAACCGACAATGGTAGTGGTTAAAGTAAACCATACATTCTGCCCTAATGCCTTCGTAGCATTTGCATCGAATACAATCGTGCGGTCTGGTAGGTGAATATATAAATGTTGGTGCGCCCTATCGTTACGGGCTTCTAATTTAACCAATGCTAACTGAGCTTCAGTATAGCCTAATAAAATCTCATCAATCTCTTGAGTGCTTATCTTAGTTACTTGTGCATTTGCGCCAACATAAATGCTCGGTGATTCATTACGACCACTACCTAAAAACGCTATATTCTCAATAAATACACAGCAACCAAACGTACCAACTACGCCCTTTTGTATCTGTGCGCCATCAATACGTTGAAATGGAAAGAACTCACCGCCTACGTTATCAAACACCTCAATGGTATTACGGTTTAGTGCATACACTTCATTGCGTAGTTTAAGCAAAGCAACAACTGGGTCTGGGTCAACTTCAGATGAGCCATACTTTAATGGATTAACTTGTGTCGGATTATTAAGTTCAGTTACCACTAGGCTAGTGCCATCAGTGGTCATAAAATAACCATCTACCCATACAACATCTAATACTACGCCTAAATCAGGGTCAGTTACTTGCGTTAATGTTGATGTTAATGGATTCCAGTAGTACAAACGTGTGCCAGATGCAATAGCTAGTAAGTCAAAGCTATAATCAAATGTGACTAACGTATCAATTGGGCCACCAACATCACCTAGAATAGACACAACACCATCATTAGCCACTATAACGAGTTTAGTCCCCATTACACGATAACAGATACCATTCCAGTTAATGCCCCCACGGTCAATGCCTGGGCCACTACCATTAGCTACAATGCCATCACCTTGACGTAAGAATCCACCACTGATACCTGACTCTATTGGTACTGGTACTAGATTGACTGGATAACTAGTGCGTAACTCTGGTGTGTTATCAACAAAGATGCCATTTAGGATAGGGATTTGCATTATTCATTTCCTGCTGCTGGCAAAACCTTTTTTTCTCTATCCCAGTACTCTTTGTAATTCTTTGAAAAGTCTGCTGCGTCTTTTTCATTATCAAACGTAATGTAGTCTTTGCTTTTCAATGCTCTATCAAATGCACCATCACCATAGTTTTTAAGCTCTTTATTCTCATAAGCAATTCTAGGGTAAACAATAAATTTACTTGGGCCAGCTTCAGAGTATTCCATTTGATGCGTAGCTACTGAGTCCTTACCAAATTTCATTACAGGATAGGCTTCTGGATTAAGAATTCTACGAACAAAGTTCTTACTTTGATTTTCATTTAAAATAGTTTTAAGTTTTTCGTAATCCATCATAATCTCATTTTTTAGCTTTATTACGTGTGGTGATTGCTTTGGCTTTAGCTTTAGCATCGGATTTAGATGACGCACCCCAAGCCTTTAAGGATAGCAGCAGTCTAGTAGGCTCACCATCTTTATACTCAGGGCCAGCATTGCCAGCCATACGTGCTAGAAAAGAGGCTCTGCGAGGATTATCACCAGACTTAACTGGAGGCTTTAGATTGCCACCAGTCTCTTTGTTATACGATGCCCTGCCCTTAGCGTTCAATCCACCTTTAGCATTTTGCCCAGCTTTAGTTTGCCATACAGGTGATTTCATTTTTTCCTAGCCTTTAGTGGGACTTTAAATAACTTGTTTTTATTAGGCTGTTTAGCTGGATTGCTTGGTTTTCCGTTTGGCAAAAACCGCATAATGCTCTCCTAAGCTAACACTGCGCCTCTAAGTGATACAGCCCACCAATCAGTGCCAATGAATTGTAATTGACAGCTATCGCCCACGGCATTAAATGTAATGGTTGTGCCAGCACCTAAGTTGGTTGGAGTTAAAACACCAGTATCACCACCAGCAGCTTCAGCAACATAAACGATGTTCTTAATTTGACCTTGTGCGCCATCAGCAAGCGTTAAAGCATTACCAGCAGCCGTTGATGTAAAGGCAGTTGAGTATGTTGTTAAATTAACTGCGCCTGGGCCACTTAATGCTTGAACAGATCCATTGATGTTGTTAAATGTTGGGCCAGTTGCAAATACGTTAGCACCAGTCCCAGTTTCATCGGTAAGAGCAGCCGCAAGATTAGCGGATGATGGAGTAGCTAAGAATGTTGCAACATTAGCAGCAAGACCAGACACACCTGTTGAAATAGGTAAGCCAACACAAGTTGCTAGATTGCCTGATATTGGTGTCCCTAAAATCGGTGTTGTTAATGTTGGTGATGCGATTGTTGGGCTTGTACCAAATACCAAAGCACCTGTACCTGTTTCATCTGTTACGGCAGCAATTAAGTTAGCACTGCTAGGTGTTGCTAAGAATGTAGCTACGTTTGCTGCTAGACCTGATACACCAGTTGCAATAGGCAAACCAGTACAATTACTTAATGTGCCAGATGTTGGTGTGCCTAAGATAGGTGTTACAAGGGTTGGGCTTGTATTAAATACCAATAAGCCTGTGCCAGTTTCATCAGTCATTGCAGTGCGTAAGTTTGCGCTAGTTGGTGCTGCTAAAAATGCTTGTATGCCAGCAGCGTAAACTGTCTCAGCATTGATTTGATACCATGAGTTAGTTGGCTGATAGAAACGAATCGCTGTAGCTGTTCCTGCTGCCAATGAAGTAACGCCACCAAAAATAGCAGATGCACCATTCAAACCAAGTGTTAATGATGTGATCTCTTGTGTGGTTGTAATAAGCACCGTAGTGCCATCAGGCACACCAGTATTAAGCGGTAGGGTAATAGTGCCAGCAGCAAGCGTTCCAGCAGGTTGCAGAAGCATCCATTGGTCATTACTTACTGGTGTAGGGACTGTGATATTAAAACCAGTCGCTGGTACATATAAATTCGTTGATAGCGTAGGTGATGCAAAGGTCTGCTGAAAGTATGTCAGCAAGCTACCGATGGATGTTCTACGTGCATCGCCATTGTTTGGTGAGTAAACAGGTAACTGATCACCACTTGAGATTGTGTTAAGAACTGGTAATTGATTAATGGTTGGCATGATAATCCTTAATTATATTCAAGTGGGCCGTCTGGGCCAGCATCAACTGGATTGTATGGCGGTCTGATAAACGGATCGTCATATACTCTCCAAGGTTTATTACCTGAACCTGCTGGCATGGTTGCTGGTAGTTGTTGTTCAAGTGGGAATGTTGCACGTTGTAGCAATATGTCATAACCCTGTTTTGCAGTGGTCTTGGTTTCAATCATTACTGTTTTGCCATAACTTGGTGCTAGACGTATAGCTAGACTGCAGATAATAGCTTCATAAGCTGAATCGGGTACGTTAGTTTCCTCATCGAGGTCACTATCTTGTGGGCTGGATGGTATTGGATAGGCAAGCCTAATCCCTTTAGCGTTCCAGTCAGCCATCATTGCATCAAGTCTGCGTAAGGCAGATTCAAATTGCTCTGGCTGCATATCAAAGACATAAGATGCTAGACCGATTTCCTCTAGCGCAGCACTTATAAATTGTCTTTTCGTATATCCCATTTAAATCCCCATTGCATCATTTATATGCTTTAGTAATGTGGCGTTCGACCAGTGCTTATTTACAACTAAACCTATTTTATCAGATTGCTGTAACATTTCCTCACGGGTTAATTCATTTAATTCAATGTCCGGTACTTCATTTATTACTTGTTTAACGTAACCAATAGGCGATGGGCGATGAACTTTAGTTGCCCTGCGTTCAATGGTTTCCTGCTTTTTCAAGCGTCTCTTTTGTTGACGCAACTCTTTCGCTGGTGAAAGAGCCTTGTCTTTAATTATTGCGGCTGATCTAATCATTTCTTTTTCATTGGTGCTTTGCTTGGTTTGCCAGCAGCTTTAGCCGCTTTGCTTGCCACGCTTAATGAAATAGCAACAGCTTGCTTTTGTGGCTTGCCTGATTTCATTTCCATCGCTATGTTCTTACCGATGGTTTTCTTAGAATAACCTTTTGACATTGGCATAATATACTCCAAAAAGAACAGGCCAGCATTTCTACTGACCTGTTTTATTACATTAAGACAAACGGTAAGATACGAAAGTATCCGCAGCAGTCTTACGAGTGCGCCAGATGGCAGATGTTACAGTTGCCACAGCACCAGTACCAACAACTGTATGACCAGTTGCAGCAGCCGTTACAGTGAAGGCATTAGCACCTGTTGCAATTACTGACCAATCAAATGAATCACCTACAGCAAAC